TCTTATAACACTTTTTACACATATATCCATAGTTGAATGCAATATTTCTTTTTTTGCAAACAACACATTTATTTTTTATCATCTTTCATTTTTAAAATTTCTAATTCACAATAATGAATTATTTTTTCTAAATCTTGTATTCCATTTTTATTCAAGTATCTACAAACGTACTTCACAACGTTTCCCTGAAAGAAACTTAAGTCATTCTTAGATATAAATTCATACGGTTGAATGCGAAACGATTTATAATGTGAACCCCCTATCTGCTTTTCTTGTGGAAATGCTTTTTCAAACATTTTTTTATCTGTCATACTATTGGTCCTCCTATGTTGTATTGATATTCTGACGTTGGTTGCATTAGAAATAGATTTTCTTTTGCTCTTGTTACACCTACAAAGAATGTTCTATGTTCTGGATCTGGATCTTTTAAAGCTGATTCATATATAATTCTTTCTATATCTGTATATAAAACAACATTTATTGATTCTTCTCCTTTTACACTGTGAATTGTAGATACTTTTATTCTTGCCTTCTTCATTAGATCATCACCCGATTCTAATAAATTTTTTATATAGATTTTACTTTGTTCTGGAAAGTTTAAATGCTCCCAGCTACCCGTCGCTCGCAACCCGTAATGTTCTCTAAGTTCTTCCATATCAACCGAGATAATAGGTTCTAGTTTTTTTTCATCCTTAAAGCCTCTCGCCACGTGCTTCTCGGTACTAAGATAAGTCCATAGATCTTTAACATCGTCCTTACTTACTTTTGCACCTTTACTTAATCTATCCCAAACCCTGTATGCATTTAACATATCTGATGGTAATAATTTTTGTATTTTAGAATCAAATCTAAAATTAAGTCTATAAAGATATTCCATAATAGGTTCTAACATTTTATTAGTTCTAGCAATGATCATCCATTGACCAGTACTAAAATCTAAATCTTCTAGGTTCATATCTTCATAAACATTTCCTTCTGCGTCTCTAGCTTGCCATTTTTTATCTAATCTTTGAGACATGTAAGGAAAGATAGATTCTGCTAGTTTATGTATTTTTTTAGGAACTCTTCTTGATTGTATTTGTGGGTCCATTGTACCTTTTAAATTAATAAAGATACTAGGGTCAGCGCCTTGAAACGTATAAATAGTTTGATCATCATCCCCTGCAATATAAGAACGCTTGCAGACGCTCTCGATATAAAAAAACATATCCCATTGCAGAGGACTTAGATCTTGTGCTTCGTCAAGAAACACAACATCAAGAAGAGGGCATTTTTTCTTCTCAACAAACTGTGAAATCATATCGTAGTATTCAACCATACCAGTTGAACTTTTGTATGTTTTTAAATCTTGTTCTATTTGTTCAGTCAAACTTGTTTCAACTGTTTGATATAAATCTAATTGTATAGATGCTTCTTGTACATCTAACTTACGAGATCTTGCGTATTCAATAATTTTCATATGTGGGTTTGTATATTCAACAAAACCAAACTCATTAGTTCTAGATTCAAAAGATAAATCTCTACAGATTAGAGAAAAGTTTTTAAAACCCTTCCATCTATTTCCTTTTAATAATTGTAAATTAGTTTTAATACCTAGTTCTTTACTACCTAAAGAATGCATTGTACCTACATGATATAATTTGTCCGATATTCTCCTTTGTGCTTCTTCAGCTGCGGCATTACTAAATGAAATGTAGACAATTCTTTGTGGATCTGTTTTGTATTCTTTTAATTCTTTTTCTAAATATTCTGTAAGCTTGTGTGTCTTACCAGTTCCTGGAGGTCCAGGTATAATAACTCTATGCAAATGGAGCCTCCTTCATCTTATCTTTTCTTACAATCGGTCTATCAATATCAACCTGATCTATCATAAGATGTCTTGTGCTTTTACCATCTAATGTTGATGTAGTTTCTTTTGCATTAAACAAAGTCTCTAACATCCTCATAGTAGTTTCATACTTAACATTCCAAGATTTACTTCTTGCTAAAAAGTTCCAAAAACTTTTAAATTTAAAATAAGTTTTTCCATTTTCACTAAAGGACACACCTCTTCTAATATCTTCTTTCTTTTTACCAGGTACTCTAGATACATACTCAGTTAGTAATTCTTTTAACTGTACATCTGTCTTAATAGATTCTGGTGCTTCTATTGGTATGGCAGTTTGTAATAATTTATTTATTTGTTTTCGCCAAACTAATTTAGCTACAGGTAACATAGCTTGATTTATTTGTTCCATACATTTTAATGAAAACTTATCAGGTTCATGTAAATCTGCTGCGCTTACTTCAACCATATCTTCACCTATAGTTACATAAAAAATTGGTGGATTAGATGTATACTTTTGTATTTCTTTTATTTCTAAACCTGGAGTAAAATCATCTCCTACACCAAATTCTTGTTTCATACATAATTTAGAATTACAGAAAGATGCAATAGGTTCATCTTTACATTTGTATTGATAATCTTTACCATCTATGGATTTTATTAAAGTATCTATTTCTTTTTTATCTAATGGTGGTTCACAAAACTTTTCATTATAATTAAATATTTTTGTGTCCCAACTATCAGGAAATCTTTTTTTAACATAAACACCAAAATTATACATTGCATTATTTCTAGATCCATTTGGTATTCCTTCTTTAGCCAACATTCTTAAACAAGGTGGAGCACCTTGTAGTAAATTATTTTCTTTTTCTTCCTCTACATTTATTTTTAATAATTCAGGTTCTGATAAAGATATCTTTTCATAGTGATCAAAAAACTCATCTATAGTCATTGCATTACCATCTGATTTAAATGCATATCTTAAAGTTTGATTTATATTGTGATAAGGTAAATTTAAAAAACTACCTGTGTCTCCTCTTTCTGTTTTAACTTGATTTTGTTTTGGAAATATTTCTGCTCTTGCATATCCTAAACTTGCTGCGATATCTTTTAACTTACCTCTTAATAATGCTGCTGGTACAAATTGTTTTGCAAATAAAAATACATGCGCACCACCTGATTTAGATCTAAATACTGTAAGTGGTAATTTCTTCTGTATAATTTTATCTATTAATTGTTTGTGATTTAAATTGTAAATATCAATATCTATACACGACCATTTACATTTGTTCTCTTCATTAATTGGAATGATTCCTAATGCTGGATCAACACCTGCCAAATGATCTTGCCACATTTTATCTGTTACAGGTTGTTTAACTATGAATGATTTTGTTTTATGCTTACCTCGCTCATCATACTCATTTGTTTTACGAGTTTGACCATAAGCACTATTTGAACCTTCAAATATATCTTTAAATTTATTTATGTCTGTCATGCCCTATTATATTATTTATTTGGGGGAAAGGTTTTCTTTCCCCCAAAAAGAAATTAGCTTCTATTTGCAAAGCTTGTGTAGAACTTTTTAGCTCTTTCATATAAAGCTGCATCCTCTACTGGACCCACCTTTGCAACATTCCAACCATACCATTGATTACCTTTTCCTGTATTTAATACAGAAGATAATTTATATGTGTGGCTAAATGAAGGTGGAGTGTAAGGACCATTCTTACCATCTAATACAATAGACTTCATCATGGAGTTCCACTTTCTGCTAATTTTACCTTGAGACGAACTCATAGATATCATTGCAGTTTCTGAACCATTTTTTCCTAAGATGATTACAAAATGTTGACCTACAGTTAATATGTAATTTCCATTTTGCAATCTATCTTTTCCATCAGGACCTTTAGTTGTTTTATCTAAAATGTCTGATGTATCAGGATAAATCATTTCAGGTCTACCAGAACCTGTGCCATAATCTGACCATTCTTGGTATTCCAATTTATAGTAACAAGGAATTACTAATATTCCTTGATCACCATTATATAACTGTTTCGTAACAGTGTTTAAGAACATACCAGGTTCTGCACCTTCTACATAATTTTGATTACGCTTCTGTGCTTCTGCTGATCCGTTCTGTAATAGTTTTAAGATTGGTGGAGCCAGTGATTCTGTCTTCACATTCTCAAAACCTAGTTGAGCATCTGCTTCAAATAATGAAGCTGATGGTAGGCCTGCGGCCTTTTTTGTTGTCATCGCGTTTCTTGTATCGCTCATCTTGTTTCTCCTTATCGTCTTGTTATTTTTGTTTGGTTACCTGCAAACGGTTTAAATAGGTCAGCAGGAACATCAAGTCCAGATTCAAGACGTTCCCTGACCAGTGCTTTGAGTGTCATAGGATTTAC